TCCTTTTCGTTGTGAGTGCCACGTTACGTTCGCCGCAGCACTCTTTTACATTAGTCCAGGGACTCCGTCCCACTAATAACGAACGTTATTATTAAGCCAACGACGAGCGTTAGCTCATCTCCTTCTACACATGGTAGACGAGATTATTGATTACCGCCTTCCCAGTCCGACAGCAAGAAGCCAGCGGTCCGGCGATTGTCACACACGTAAGCATATGACAAGTCGAGGTAGACGGTAAACACATTGTGCTGCCCCACCTTATTCATAGGCTTATTCCATCGGAAGTTCTCATTACTAAGAACCGCAGGATAGAAGTTGTTGTGATTGACACCAAAAATAGGATTGGCGCCGTACACATAAGTCAGCTCAGTATCCAGAAGATCAACATATATCAGCGGCAGGTTCTTATACATCACAGCCCCTGCGTACTTACCTAGGTCGGAACCAACACGGTCGTCAGCCTTGACGGCCAGATCCTCAAGCTCCTCCAGAATCTTGTTATTCGTGTACATCCTAAAGTTGAAGAAGGACGAGTCGGGATCTACCGACTGGCCAGCAACAGTAGGAGTCTGGAAGTTAGTCTTACGGAAAGCCTTCGATAGGGCCTTCAGCAATGAGTAATCGATATTATCGTTGTGGTCATGATAATAGTTAGCCCAACGAGCGTTAGTCGTACTGGTACAGGAGATGCCTGCCACGTCCGAATAAGCAGACTCCGTATCTCCACTCGTAGTATAGTCACCAACATAGCCGACAAAGTCGCCAGTCGAGTTGTCCGAATCGGCCTGCACCAGCCAACCAGGAATACCGTGAGGAAGCAGGTCGTCACTAGAACTCTCAGGAGTTCTCCAAGCTGCCTCTTCCAAGTCATCCGCAGTCTCGCGTGCGCAGTTAGTTCTACGGTTCTTCAGAAGGTTGAAGATTCGACGCTTGTTACCTATGTTAAACGCCAACTCTTTAAGGGAGTAGCTGAATGAATTCTGGTAGTGCGTCCAATAGACAGTACCTTCCTTGGTGACGTTCGCCACGTTCGGCTCATCCGTATCATACATACGGGTGTGCTTGCCGTTGCCAGTATCCTTTAGAGATACATCAAACGTCAGGTACTTCCCGCCATCAAGAGTTTTCTTGTCACTCTTAAACCAGCGGTTAATAACCTCATACGTCTGATGCTTCATGGCGATCTTGATAGCATCCTGCTCGAAATTTCGGAGCGTGGCATACCCCAAATCAATCGCCTGATCAATAGTAATTCCACCACTAGACATTTAAAACTCCGTTTCTAGCTTATGTCCAGCCCTAGTTCTTTAATTGCTTCACCCATAGCAGCAAAAGCTTTATCATCATCGTTCTTATACGTAGGATTAGTTTTCTTACCGCCCGGTCTTGGGCTGAATCTTTGCTTTTGTTTATTAAGTTTACGGCTTATGTTCTTTTCGGCCAGACCATTCATCCCGTTATAAGCCTTTACTGCTTTGCCTAAACGTTCTTCCATCGTATCTCCAGCAATGGCGTTTGCTAAACCAAAAATCTCTTGACGAACTGCCAGTTGTGACTCATTCAACGTTTTGTTCTCGCCCAACGCAGGACATATATCCTTCTGCGAATCGAAGAACTCGTCGATCTGATTATCCTGTTCTTGCAGCCTCAACGCTCTTGATTGAGCAGTTTCCTCTTCAAAAAAGCTCATCTTACTATTGGCTGCATTCAGTTGGTCAATCAGTAGATTCTGATTAGCCGCCATCTGCTCTAGGATTGTCTTTGTCGCAGGGTCTACTCCCTCGGGAATATCTACCTGTACATGATCAATCGGAGGTTCCGGCTCCTCTTCAGGCTCAGGCTCTTCCAGTTCAGGTTCTGGCTCGGGCCTAGCGGCAACCTGCCGTTCGGCCAATGCTTCTAGTACTTTGGGATAGTTCTCTGCTAGATTGCTAATGTCATCATCTGACAGTCCAGCACCCTTACCCGCAGCCACTAGAGTTTCGGGGATCTCCTCCCCTTGATCATCCGGACTTTCATCGGCCTCGGCCTCAGTCCCTTCTGAATGATCATCATCAGCGTCTTCATGACGCTGGGCTATTTCATCAAATTCGTCCAACCACTCTTGGGTCGGCTCTTCAGAATTAATTGTATCTTGTTCCGCGTCTTGATTCAGTTCGTTTTCTTTAGCCACGCTTACGTCTCCTAGTTCTCACACCATTACGATTTCTGTACCCGTCACATTCTACAAGCCCGCGTCTTTTCATTTCTTGCAGCTTGTGATGTCGGTTTCTAATTAGTAAATCCCCGTCGGAGTTATACTCGCTACCGGGAAATTGTTTCCTAGCTTCATCTATCTTATTGGGGTGACACCCCATAGCAGACGACCACCTAGGCCGGTCCACCATCATGGCATCTACTAAACACCTGCCAGTCTCGCGTGGTTCGCGTCCGAGGACTATACGAAACTTACGAAGATGTTCACCACAATTTAAACACTTCCTGTTAAATTTTCCAGGTTCTAGCGGACCACCGCTATCCCCACACTCGCACGTATAACTGACTCTTCTCATTACTCTCCTTTACGTTGCTACTCCATAGCACATATATTCAATCGCGTCTGTCGTAGACGCAGCAATAGCCCACGCTAGGTTGGTTGTGGTACTCCAATTAAACACCAATGGGTGCCCGTTAGCCGTAACCACGCACGCCGCTGTTACATTAGCTGACGAGATGGGCGACACATAGACTGTGCCTGCCTTAGCCACGATACTCATATGTCTTAAAGACGCAGGAGAAATGTTGCCGATGTCAATCTGTACTGGGTCGTCCGTCGGTACTGCCGACAGCAGCGCATAGCCTTTAAACACTTCGACCGGGGCCGTAGTGTCGCTCGACTGCGTGGCGAGTTTCTTGTCATCCCCTAGCCCAGTTACTTCGGTTATTAGTCTACTCTTTGCACTCGCCATCGTCACTCCTCAATACGTCAATTTTATAAATCACACTCCACGGTATGGAGGTAACATTACAATCGTTGTCTTCTGATACGCTACTGGCTATATTTAACATCCGCTTGTGGTTGGATAGGAAATAGCCTACGTTCTTGCACTTAGATCCGTCTGATTTCTGAGCCGCGTCTAGGGCCGTCCAACCAGACCGTTCAACAATATCGACCCAAAACACCTCTAGCCGCGTGTATAAATCGTACTTCTTAATTCTCACGTTTATATCTCTGCTCGTACTTGGACATGGTGCCATATACGTAAGCGTCTTTACGTTTACCTTTCAGCCCCTTCTTTCGGGCCTGTCTCTTAAGTTTCTTGTGTAGCCATTCTGGCATTAGATGTAATCCTTTAAGTACTCTCTTAAAACATCACTATGTACCACATTATCGGCTGACGATCCTCCAGTACAGCAATCCGGTACTTCTAGTTCTTCATGAAGTTTTTCACCTGGCTTTAGGTTGGTGATATTATGATTGCAGTTAGGGGCAACTACTTTCGCCAGATCCGACAACGTGGCGGATATCATTCGTGGATATAGCACTTCATCGGATATGTTACTATCTATTATTCGACATATAAACTTGGCTGCATCTGTTGGTGTAATCCAATACCTTGTAGCTTTAGGGTGTGTAATATTAATAATTCCTGTTTTACGCTGTTCTTTCCACAGTGGAATCACACTACCGCTACTACCTGCGATGTTGCCAAACTGCACTACACTAAACTTAGGAGCATAAACATTAGCGGCCAAGAACAGTTTGTCGGCACATAACTTGCTAGCCCCGTAGATATTACTAGGATTGCACGCCTTGTCAGTAGACACCGCTACTACTCGCTTCACATCTGCCTCAAGGGCTGCGTCAATAACATTCATACTACCAACAATATTGGTCTTAACACACTCCTCCGGGTTGTACTTAGCCACGTGTACATGCTTAATAGCCGCAGTATGGATAACGTAGTTAACGCCGGTAAAAGCGCGAGCTAGCCGGTCTTTATCTCTTACATCTCCTATGAAGAACCTAAGCCGCTCATCCTGAAACTCGCGCTCCATCTGCACTTGCTTCTCTTCGCCGCGACTGAAAACAACTACAGCCTGCGGATTACAGTTATCTAATATGTACCTAACTACTGCCTGCCCTAGTGATCCTGTTCCTCCTGTTACTAGTACTCTCGCGAAATCTTGCATCTTTACTCCACTACTTGCATTTCATAATCAATCTTGTAATGACCGTGGTCAATCTTCGGAACTGATGGAACTTTAAACCTCTGCATATATAGCATCTGTCGTACAGTGTCTATAGTTTCATTAAACCGGACAACAGGCACACTATAGTTTACACCTTCAGACTGCCCTGCCACCAGAATACCAATAATCTCGTTATCCAAATTAAACACGGGACCGCCAGAATTGCCAGGGTTAGCGGCACTGTCTGTCTGAATCATACAGAACCAATCCCACTGTGTTCCAATATCTCTACCCAGAGCCGATACAATACCACGACTAACTGAATTAAAGTTCTTATATCCGAAGGGACTGCCCATAATAAATACTGTATCGCCCGCCCTCACCTTGACCGCTTCGGATAATGGTAAAACTGAAATATCTTCTCCAGCAGGCAGATCGAGCAATATAAACCCAACATCATTCTCAGTATCCGCCAGTACGGCTTTAGATTCAAACACACGTCCGTCGTCTAGAGTTACCGTAAACTGGTCCATATCTTGTACCACGTGCCTAGCAGTGAGCACAATACCGTCTTTAGATAGAATAGCTCCAGACCCTTGCCACTGCCCTCCGGCCCGAACATGAACGACGCCGCTACGCACCGCCGCAACATTGTCGGCTATGCTAGTCGGATCGTCTGCATCGGCTACGACAGAGACAACCATACATGCTCCCAAAAGACCAATCAACGCCGCCACCGCCACATTTTCTAACAACTTCTTCATTCTACTTCCTTCCTATGCTTTGCTTGATTGTCCAGCATTACGGGCCTGCTGCTGGTTTAAGTTCGCTGCTTTAGACGCAGGGGCCTGCCCCAGTGCGCCGCGTTGGTCCTGTCCAGACTTGGCCACAACCTGGCCCTGTAGTGGCTGGTATGGTCCCGTATCGCCCTGCTGTGGCACAATACTCTTCCACCAGTCGTCCACATTCGCAATACCCAGATATGGGGCCACTTCTTTAACCAGAGAGTTAACGTCCATATAATTGCCTTGCTGCATAGCTATTGGCAATAGTGGAATAATCATCTGATTGACAAGCTGTAGGATCTTCTGATACCGCATTTCAGGATTCATACGGCTCATACTATACGGTTCAATCTCAAGAGCATAGTCAAAAAAGTCACCCTCTTGGTTGTACTGGCTGTACTCTACGTCGTACTCAAACTCACCAATTCTTTTAATCAGCGGAGTGGTGATTAGCGGATCTGTCCACAAGAACCACGTTAGCTTACGAACTACGCTGCGCGTAAACTCATAAACCATGTTAATCATATGATCTACTTCGCGTAGTGCATTCTGCTGCATCATTTGTTCTTGGCCTAGGGTATCGGCCATAACGCCGCGGCCCCCTAGTTGCTCTAGATTGGGACCGCTCTTGCTGAACTGGTCAATCATAAACATTAAGAATTGCAGACTCTGCGGATTAAAGCCACCAAACGTCACTTCCTTAACTGAGTCTGCCCCGCCACGAAGTCCGATCAGATCGCCGTGGTTGGCGGTCTTTACTATTTGACCGTCCTCAGCATTCATCAAATCATAAACACCCACAGTCTTCTCGCGGTCCGTCATATCGCGCATCTTGCAGACCATAGTATTAATAGCTTTGTTAATATCAAGCCATGTGTAGATCGGCGGTACGGGGACTGTGGTGCCAGGAAACATCTTGTAAGCCAGCAAGTCATACGGACCAGTCTCTGGACCGTCCCACTCTACTGTACGCAGGATGTTGCTGCCCTGGCCTTCTTTAGGTATGGTGACAATAATGTTCTCGTTAGGTAGCCATAAGTCAATAAGTTCTACTGTTTTGTGGAGCTCGTTATAGTTGAAGTAAGTCTTACCGTCGCGAGAAATATAGTCGGGGTGCTCACTACTACCATGTGCGGCCTGATCTGGCTTCAGTTTATCCGTATGTTTGAACAGATTGGACTGCATTACGTAGTCATAATCCATCCGATATCTATTACCCTGCCACTTCATCTCCTGCGGATTTCGAGCAGAAATGTCAAATATGTAGTCAGCAAAGTCTACCCTATCACTGTATGGTTGTCCCACGTCGTGGAGATATCCGCCCACTTCTACTGTGTGGCTGTGCATCGTCCCAGTTTTTGAGATACCCATACTAAACAGACTGTCCATCACAATAGGCGTAAGCGTGTATGACGCAAACTTAATCTCGTCCAACAGGTGTGTTAAAGCCAGCTCCAGCGTTTTAGCAAAAGGTTTGATGCCGGGGTGCGATACACCTGCTCTGGGTCTAATTTGTACACGCGGGTTGTTTGAGACGAGGAACGGAATCAGCGTCTGTATTCCACGATCAATCATATTCAGCGGCTGAGCCGTACGACTGCCGTCGCTGCCCTTGTACCACCCGTTTGCATAATGCTCCATCATACGGTTAATAACGCGCTGCATGGGCTTCTTGTACTTATCGCACTGATCTACCGCAGAATGAAGCCGTTTAATAAATGGGACTGGTGTTGATTTTATCGTAGCCACGGGCTTTGCTTTCTATCTTGTTCCTGCTGTTTAATAAATGATTGTCTACGCGAGTACGCCGTATTGCCTGGCCGATATGCTACGTTAGCCCTAGGCTGCTGCCGTAGGGCGAGCAAGGCTATCGCGTCGGTAATAACACAGTCGCCGTGAGCCGACCTAGCACCAGCCGTGTCATCCACACATTCGGATAACCCAATATCGCCGTTGTCATAAAAGATATAGTCTTCGTATTCGGACACTGTGTCTTCGTCATACGTAATAAGATATTCGCCTATAGGATTAGTCTTCATTCCTTGGGCTATGGCCCCTCGCAGAGCAATTAGGGCGTCGTACTTGGCTTGTTTTGTGGAGTACCACCCAGGCTTCTTAGTACGCTTTAAGTTCTTCGTGCGTGTCATAGTGTCCATATACACGAACGAGTAGTTGTGAAACCTGCGACGAACGTCGAAAGAGCCGCCAGGACCGTTAGCTTCCCACGTTAAGTA